ATAGCTGACGCTGATTTATTTTTAGTAGATGATGGAGCAGGTGGAACACTTAGAAAAACTGCGGCATCTAGAATTAAAACTTATGTTGGCGGATTTGATGTAACAAGTATTACAGGTGCTACAGAATTAGCGGCACAGCCTGCCGCAACAGATGAAATAGTTTTATCCGATGCAGGAACTTTAAAAAGATTAGATATAAAACATATATCAAATACACCTGCTTTTAGCGTAAAACAAAGTGGAGCTCAAACCATAAACCACAACACGGATACAAAACTTGAGTGGGCAACTGAGGTCTTTGATTCAGACGGAACTTTTGCTTCTCACAAATTTACTCCCGTTGTTCCGGGAAAATACTTTCTTAAGGCTAGCGTTTTAATGTATTATGCAAATGCTCAAAGCGAATATATGGATGTTGCAATTTATAAAAACGGCACAAAAGAAATAGCTGAACGTCATGTTGCAGGAGGTAATATTGAAATAGCTTCAGTGGTTAGTTGTAGTGGTATAGTAACTGCTGATTCAGATGATTACTTTGAAGCATATGTTTATCATAATTACGGACAAAGTAGAACAACCGACTCAAATGATGATTATACAAGATTTGAAGGATTTAGACTAACAGGTATGGAGTCATAATGGATAATTTATATTATAAAGTAAAATTATATTTAGAAGCTAATAGTAAAACAGAATCTGAATTTAATTCTAACATTGCATTGCAAAATGATGGCTCTGGTGATTATATAAAAACTTGGAATGTATCTGGCGTGTCAAAACCAACAGACAGTCAATTAAATGCACTAGCTACAAACGCCACTAAAGAATATAACAATGTAGGTGTTCGTGCTACTCGTAAAGAGGCTTATGGTGATATCGGTGAACAGCTCGATGAGATATACAAGGACATAGACGCTTGGAAGGCTCGTATTAAAAAAATTAAAGATGACAATCCAAAGGAGTAACACATGAGTAAAACAACAATACCAACAGGAGGGATTACAGCAGATGCTATTGATGCAACGCTCATAGCTGATGATGCAGTATCAGAAGAACATTTAGATGCTACTGCTATAACAGGACATACAGCTTTAGCAGAAGCACCTGCTGACACTGATGAATTTTTAATTAGTGATGGCGGCACTTTAAAAAGATTAGACGCTAGTTATGTTGGTGGTGGAGCTATGGTTTTACTAGCAAATTCAAGTAGCACAAGCACAGTAGCAGATAAAACATTCGATGGTATTTTTAGTTCTACCTACGACCATTATCGTATTGTAGGAACTATGTGCCCGACTGATGATGATGTACATGTGCAATTTATATTAAGAGCAAGTAGTTCAAATGTAAGTGGTACAATTTATGATTTCACATCTTTAAATGGAAACACAAATAGTTCAGATACTGAAGCTCAACAATATGAAGGAGATCAAGGTCTTAACCATTTTAAAATAGCCGCGGCAGGTGTTAACCAAGACCCTACATCAGACGCAGTAGCATTTGATTTTATTCTAAGTGACCCTAATACAAACATTATAGCAAGATGTTATGCAACTGGAACAAGTTCTTTTAGAAATGGCGGTAGTGCTAAATTGTATGCTGAATTATTTGCTTGGGGTATGTCATCGAACCCAGATGCAGATGGTTTTAACATATACTTTAGTGGTGGTAGTATAAGGTCACATAGTATTCAAGTTTATGGATTAAAGAAATCATAGGAAAAATAATATGACTAAGACAAATGATAATGGAAATATAAGAGATATGACAGCAGAAGAACAGGCTGTTTTTGATGCAAGACAAACAGCATGGGCTAATGATAAACCTAACAGACAATTAAGAACAATTAAAAGAGAAAGATTGGAAAGATTAAAAGCAACAGATTGGATGGCTAATTCTGATGTTACAATGCCAAGTTATATTAAAACTTGGAGGCAAAGTTTAAGGGACATACCTGCTGATTATGACAGTTCTAAGTATGATGAATTATTAGCAAGAGATGATAAAGGTATTTATACACATTCAATATGGACACAACCAACGGAGTAAAACATGGCACTAAGTAAAATAGATATAGAAAATATGGTAACAGGAGAAGTCAATGTTGCTAATGGTGGCACTGGTTTATCCTCTGGAACATCTGGACAATTTTTAAAATTTACAGGTAGCACAACTTTAGCTAGTGCGGCTAGTGGAGGTATCACTGTATGCGATCATTGGTATTTAGCTTCTTCAACTGACAATGGTACTAATGGAATAATAGCTGATAGTGGAGGATCTGGTGCTAATGGCGGAGCATGGACTAAACAACAAAGTGCTACTGGCTCAGTTACAACTGTTACAACTGGCTCTGGTGGAGGTAAATTTTCTTTTCCAACAACAGGAATGTATTTAATTACTGGTCACTTTACAACTTATCATAATGCAGATGATAATGACATGGGTATAGCGGCTTACACAACTGCCAATGATTTTACTAGTACATCAATTTTAGGATATGTAAGAAATACTTTTAACAGCACTGATGGTACTCCAAATGCTTATCATCAAGGCTCTAGTAGTTTTATTTTTGATGTTACTGATACATCTACTCATAAATTTTATTGGTATCAAACTAGCGTAGCAAACAACAACTATGTTTATGGAGCAAATTCAAGTGGAGATGGACCATTTGGTACTGTTTGTATAATAATGAGATTAGGAGACACATAGAGTGGCATATATAGGACAAGGAATTAAGCAAGGCACGTTTAAGGTACTAGATACATCAGGTAATACTTATAATGGCTCTAATGTTACATTCAGTTTAGGCACACAAGTTGGTTCTGCGGCACAGCTTTTAGTATCTCATGATGGTGTTATACAGTTACCCGGCACTGACTATACTTTAGCTAGTGGTGGTGCATCAATTACATTTAGCACAGCACCCGCAAGTGGTGCTTCTATATTTATTGTAGAAATATCTGGTGCAGTTGGTGGCACAGTTACACCTTCTGATACATCTGTAACAGCAGACAAACTTAACACTGCTTTACTAACAGGACACACAGACATTGGAGCTAACATAGCAGATGCAGATTTATTTCTTGTTGATGATGGTGCGGGAGGTACATTAAGAAAAACTGCCGCTTCTAGACTTAAAACTTACATTGGAAGTGTTGGTGGTGATACTGGATTAGACGTTAATGACAGTGTAAAAGTAAGACTTGGAACTGGTAATGATACAGAATTATTTTTTGACGGAACAAGCACTGTCATAGACCACACACCAGGTTCTGGAAGTTTAAAAATACAAGGAGACCAAATTATACTGTCTGACAGTGCAAGTTCTCCTGCAAATCATATACAAATAGATTCTGGTAGTGGAACTGTTTTTAATCAAGATGGTGCTTCTAACATAGATTTTAGAGTTGAATCAGATAATGTTACTCATCAAATAAATTTAAATTCAGATACTGATGTTATTCTTTTTGGTTCAGACACAGACAGTGAAGGTTCAGCGTATGACCAAGTTCTTATCAACACTCACAAGATGCAAGTTTCTAAAGCGAGTGGAACACCATTTGAAATAAATAGAAACACTAACGATGGTAATTTAGTAGATTTAAGACAAGGAGGCACGGCAGAAGGAACAATTTCTGTTTCTGGAAGCACAGTTTCATATAATACATTTATGGGAGCTCACTGGTCACAACTTGCAGATAATTCAAAACCAACAATATTAAGAGGCACAGTTGTAGAAAGCATTGCTGAAATGTGTACATGGTACACTGTTAAATTTGATGTAAATCAACACGACAGTGATGAATCAGAAAGATATCACTACGAAGAATATGAGTTACCATCTGATAAAAGTGTGGGTGATACAGTTACAATAACTCACGGAGATAAATCTTTTTCTGGCGTAATTGAAAAAGAAACTAATATAACTTTACCTAAATTTAAAATATCTGATACGGAAGATAGTAAAGCTATATACGGAGTTTTTCACAGATGGGATGATGATGATGATGGTAAAAACTGGCAAAACGATGCAAGTATTGCTTCACTTGGAACTTACATGATTAGAATACATAAAGATGAAACAGTTGCCATTGGCGATTACATACAGAGTAAAGGAGATGGCACAGGAAAGAAACAAGCAGATGATATTTTACGAGCAAGCACAATAGGTAAAGTAACATCAACAGAAAAAGTTATAACACATGATGATGGTTCGTACTGCGTTCCATGCACATTACATTGCGGATAGATGTTATTAGGACACGGATCAGTAGCAGAACATCCTTTTGCCTCTATTAGAGGAACAGGTGTATTAAACGTAGGATCAGCTTTTATTAGTGGTCTTAGCCTTACATCAACTTTAAATAGTTTAGAAAGTGTTACAGGAAGTGCTTCTGTTTCTGCTTCAACAAACGTTGCAACATTTTCTATTGGAACAGAAACTGTTACAGGTACTGCTGCTGTAGATGTTACAACAGCTGGACAAATGACATTTAGTATTGGTGATGAAACAGCTTTTGGTGAGGCGTTTCAAAACTTAGTGTCATTATCTGTTGGCGAACCAGACTTCTTTATTTGGAATGAAATAGATGATAGTATGACAGCAACATATACAGACGTAGAACCAGGATCAACGGATTAAGGAGATAAGATGGCATCAACATATTCAAGTTCTTTAAATTTAGAACTACAGGCAACTGGTGAAAACTCGGGATCCTGGGGTACTAAAACAAATAACAACTTACAAAAATTAGAATCAGCAATAAAAGGCTATGTATCTATTGCTATTGCAAGCACAACAGATTCACTCGCTACATCAGATGGATCTACAACTGATGAACAAAGTAACGCCATAATTAAACTAACAGGCACACTATCAGGTAACACAACCATGCAGGCAGAAGCTGTAGAAACATGGTACATAGTTGATGATGCAACAACACACGGTGGCAACACATTAGGATTTAAACCAGCAGGCGGAACTGCTGTTAATCTTGTACAAGGTGCAAAACACATTTTGTATTCTGATGGTTCTACTATGTTTGATGTATTAGCTGATGCAGGTAATATAAAAGCAAACGGAACATTAGATGTAGTAGGTAACACATCACTTGACGGAGGTACATTTGTATTTAACGAGTCATCAGCAGATTTAGATTTTAGAATAGAAGGTAACGGCGATGCAAACTTATTCTTTACCGATGCTGGTAATGACCGTGTAGGTATAAAAACAAACTCACCTTCTACAGAATTAGATGTTGTAGGTGGTGTCAAAGCCACTGGTGCAATTGACTTTGATGGTGGTGGATTTACATTTAACGAATCTGGTGCTGCTCTTGATTTTAGAATAGAAACAGATACTTTAACGCATGCTTTCTTTGCTGATGGTTCTGCTGATAAAATAGCTTTTGGTACGTCTTCTCCAACAAGTGCACTTGTAACAATAAACCAAGCTAGCACTTCTGCGGCAATAGCTTGTTTAACTTTAGATCAAGATGATACTGATCAAGAGTTTATAAGATTTGATGGCACTAGTGCTTCAGATCAAACAAAAAGTTTAACAACAGACACAAGTGTAGGAGATTTAACAGGGCATATCAGAGTAAACATTAATGGCACAGATTTTTGGATACCTTATTATGCCACTAACTAAACTACAGATTGCCCCAGGCATAGATAAACAAAACACCGAGTATGGTGCAGAAGGTAGATGGGTGGACGGCGATAATATTCGTTTTCGTTACGGTCAACCAGAAAAAATAGGTGGTTGGGAAAAAGTAACAAGCGATGCTTTACTCGGCGCAACACGCGCTATCTTAACTTATTCAGATCTTAAAGGTGTAAATTATGCAGTGTATGGCACAAACAAAAAACTGTATGCATACTCAGAAAATGTGTATGCCGATATTACACCAACACGTGCAACAGGCACAGGTAATATAACACAATTTGAAACAACAAACGGATCTACTTCTGTAATCGTTACAGATTCAAGCCATGGTGCATTAATAGGTGACTTTGTTACCATTGCTAGCGTAAGTGGCGCTGTAGGTGGTATATCAGCAGCAAACTTACAAGGTGAGTTTGAAATACAAACAGTTCCTACTGGTAATACTTACACTATAATTGCAGGTGCTGCAGCCAGTTCTGATGCAACTGGTGCTACGGCAAATGCTACCTATCAAATAAATACAGGTTTACCTACATCCATATATGGATATGGATGGGGTGCAGGTACTTGGAACGCATCAACATGGAATACTTCTCGTGAAGGTTTAACAGGCGCTGATGGTGTTTTATTACAATCTGGTAAATGGTCTTTGGACAATTGGGGTGAAGATGTATTAGCACAACAGTTTAACGGCAGTTTATATTATTGGGACACGTCAAGTGGATTGTCAAGTAATTTAGCAGCAAGGACAAATGTTAGTAATGCACCAACGAAATCTAGATTTATGTTAGTATCTGGTGATGATAGACACGTAATTTGTTTTGGCACAGAAACTACTATAGGTACAGCAACCACGCAAGACAATATGTTTATACGTTTTTCAGATCAAGAAGATCCTGCAACATGGACACCTACAGCTACAAACACAGCTGGCTCACAAAGACTTACAGACGGCAATCAAATAAATGCAGCTGTTAGATCTAGGGGTGTTATATTAATTTATACTGATACTGCTTTGTATCAAATGCAGTTCATTGGACCGCCTTTTACTTTTGGATTTAGACAATTAGGTACAAATTGTGGAGCTGTTGGTATTAAATCTGCAGTAGATGTAAACGGTATTGCTTATTGGATGGGCAATGATTCTTTTTTCTTATTTGATGGTGCAGTTAAAAAAATACCGTGCAGTGTACAAGATTATGTATTTGATGATATTAATAATAATGCACTAGGTGATGTATTCTGTGCAGTCAATTCTGACTTTAATGAAGTAATATGGTTTTATCCATCTAAAAATTCTACACAGATAGATAGAAACGTAACATACAATTACGCAGAAAATATTTGGTATATAGGAACATTAGCACGTAGCTCTTGGGCAGATCGCGGTGTGTATTCAAATCCATACGCAGCGGAGTTTGAGGCAAGTGATACAACAGCAACTATATCTACAATAAATGGCGTAAAAGAAGGTAGAACATTTGTTTATTTACATGAAGAGGGCGTGAATGATGATGGCGCAGCAATGAATTGTCACATAGAATCAGGAGATATCGACATAGCAGACGGTGATAATTTTATGTCCATATCAAGATTCATACCTGATTTTAAAAATCAAATAGGAGAAGTGGATATAACACTTAAATCAAGACCATATCCTTCAACAACACAAAGATCACACGGTCCATTTACTGTTACAACATCTACAAACAAAAAAGATACTCGTATACGAGGTAGACAACTTGCACTTCGTGTATCTAGTGATGCTGTTGATGATAAATGGCGCTATGGCACACTTAGATTTGATGCTAAACCAGATGGTATGCGAGGTGGATAATGACTAAAATAACAATACCTATAATACCACAAGCAAGAGAAGAATATGATCAATCACAAATGGCACAGATGGTGCAAACGTTAGAACAATTAATTTTTGCACTAAATAATACTTATACTTCAGAACCACTTAGAGATGAATCTGAAGCTATAACTTGGTTTTTATCGTAATGGCAAACGTATATACAAATTATAAAGCAGTTTTATCAAACACAAACTTAACAACATTGTACACAGTTCCTGCACAAACAACAGCTATAATAAAGTCTGTGCGTGTGGCTAATGTTGACACTTCTAACAACTGTGAAGTATCTTTGTATTTGGTAGATACTGGTGATACAAGCTATACTCTACAATTAAGTAGAGATATAGAGAGTAAAACAACACAAGAGCTTTTGGCTGCAGGTAATTCTAGCCAGGTTTCTGCCGATTCTTCTACTAGTTCTATTGCACCTTTGGTTGCAAAAGAGTCAGAGATAATTAAGATACAAGCAGAAAACGCTAATGATTTACATGTTGTTCTTAGTGTGTTAGAGATAAGTTAATTATTGCAATAAGGAGAGAAAATGGCTATAAAAGACGATATTACCGTGGTTGCAGGAAAAACAATTCCTGTGATAGATGTAGAAACAAACACTACTATCAAACACGCGACAACAGGGAAAGTCTATGCCAATGAAAAAGAAGCAGATGATGATGTCAATGACCCTGAAACTAGCACAAAAAAAGAAGATATAGTGAAAGACGTGGCAATTAAAGTCAACAAACTGCCAGATATATTTGGAGGTAGCTCATAGTGGCAATAACAAGAATACGAAGAGCAAGAGGTCAAGCACAGCAAGCTGAACGAGCTACTCCTTTTAGTATGATGAATAGACCTACGATGTCTTTTGATGATAGTAACAGAGAAAATTATATTATGCGATCAAGCAGAGGTTTACCAACTTTGTTTGATAGAGCAAAAGATGTTGCACCATTACAAATATTTCCTCCCAATCCTAATCCAACTATTATAGTAGACTACGATGAAGGTAAAGGTGGTAGAGATTCATCTATGTTACCTGACTTTACAGCGCCAATAGAACCAGTTTTGGACGTAACACCTGGACCCGTAGACATGATGCCATCACCCGTAGATCCTTTACCTGAAGATTCACTCGGTGATAGATTAAGAGATTTATTAGACATGGACCCAACAGATACTCCACAAGGAAATGTGTTTATGGCAGGGTTGCTTGGACCAGGAAGAGGTCTTGGTGATCCAACAGGAGAAGGTGGTATAATACAAAAACTTGGTGAACTTTTTGGTCTTATAGATCCAATAGATCCAGAAAATGATGGTTTACCAATGGATGAAGGGTTACCTTTACCAGACGATTTTAAAGGTGGATTACCTCCTGGTAGTATGACAGAAACATTAGAAGCTAGTGCAGATACTTATA